GTAAATTAAAATGGAAACAAGAAGGAGACGAATTAAAGGGTTTATGGCGTGGTCATACAGTAGCAGCTATGGACTCCCCTTTTGTATCTCCAGCTTGGGTAGAGGAGCAGAAGGTCGTATTAGGTGAACATTCAAACGAATATAATATTCGAGTTATGGGAATACCCCCTAGAACTAGCCCTGACCAATTTATCTCACCTGAGATAGTTGAATTAGCTATGAATACCAAAATTAAGCCATATTACAGAAGCCCATTAGTGCTAGGAGTGGACGTTTCAAGACAAGGGGGAGATAGAACTGTTATATGTCCAAGAATTGGGGCTACTGTTCCTGATAGAATAAAAGAAATAGATAATAAAACCCTCAAAGAAGTTGTTAAAGCTGTAGCTGACGAAATATATTATTGGCGTGAAGAAATGGATCGTGAGGTTAGAGCTGTATTTATTGAAGGTGGGGGAAGTTTAGGCTGGGGAGTAATAGAAGATTTATGGGCTTTAGGTTTTGAACAAGTAAGAGACGTTAATCCAGCCTCAAGATCGACTGATCCTGATAGGTTTTCCAACAAAAAAGCTGAAATGTGGTCTTCAATGAAGGATTGGTTAGAAGAAGGAGCTTGTGAGCTACCTAAACACGATATTTTATTAGAAGAGCTGATAACAATTAAACAAAAACCTGATATGCGTAATCGAGTAAAACTAGAAACTAAAGATGAATTACGCAGAAGAGGTGTTCGTTCACCCGATTACGCTGACGCTTTAGCTTTAACTTTTGCCGAGCCTGTTGAAAGTGAGCCTAGTAAAGAAGATAAAGAAGATTTATTAAGACAAGAATGGACAAATAGTGGCGAATATGATTATATGACGGGCTAATGTACCCTAAGAAAAAACCAAGAAAGCCTAAACCTTATGGAAAAGATTAAAGAGCTTATTGAAAGAATAAGTGAACTATCAAATAAAAGCAAAATAATGATTGTTGTGGGTGTAGTAATAATCCTAGCTCTCATATTTGGCTAATCTATGGAAGATAACAGCAAAGAAGATATAAAGACTCGTGGAGCGTTTGAACTTGCAGATGTAGAATATGCTACGTCTATTCAGTCTTGGTTCAAGCAATCAGATAAAAAAGAAGCTGATATGCGAGAATGTTCTGATGAAGATTTTAAATTTTATTCAGGTCATCAATGGGAAGAAAACGCTAAAGCAACTATGCGTAATGAACGTAGACCAGCTCTTACTTTAAATTATGTGTTACCGATCATCAATGCTGTTATCGGAGAAGAACGTCAAAACCGACAAGAGATAAAAGTTTATGGGCGTGATCCTGACGACGACTCAGGAGCTTTTGCTATGTCCGAATTAATCCGTTGGGTTATGGACACTTGCAACGGCGAATATGAAATATCTAAAGCATTTAAAGATATGATTATTTGTGGTCGTGGCTATATAGAAATTACAATAGATTACAGTATTGATCCAACGGGTGAGATTAGATTAGGAAGAGTAAAGCCTTCTGAAATTTATATTGATCCTGTTTCTGAGCGTGAAGATTTATACGACGCTAGGTATGTTATTCGTGAAAAATATTTAACTGAAGATCAAATAGCAGCAACTTTTGGTGAAGATAAAGTAGCTTTAATTAAAGGATTACACGGCGACCAAACAAATAAATCTTCTCAAGAACATACTTTTAAAGGTGATGATTATTTATATGGTGGACGAGTATTTAGAAGAAATGACGGGACGTATCAAGTATTAGAAGTTTGGCATAGCGAACTTGTTGAAGGAGCATTGGTCCAAAATCCACAAACTAATCAAACTGAAGAATTAACGATTGAAGAATTAGACGCTGTACTAAAACAAACTGCTGAACAACAACTAGCTCAAGGACAGCCCGTAGCCGAAACTATTGATTATATAAAAAGACCTGTTAAACAATTTTTTCATGGTTTTGTTTGTGGCTCAGTTACTTTATTAAAAGAGCCTAGCCCTCATACTAATTTAAAATCATTTCCAATTATTCCTATTTTTGGTTTGCGTGATGATGAAGATGAAAGCTGGTTTGGAATTGTTAAATCAATTAAGGACGCACAAAGACAACATAACGTCGAGCAATCTGCATTACTACATTGGGTTCAAACTCAACCAAAATCTGGGTGGATCGCTCCTAGAGGAGCTTTTGTTGATAAAAGACGTTGGGAGCAACGATCTTCTCAAGCTGGATTTATTGGTGAGTACAATGCAACAAGAGGTATGCCACAACAATTAAGAGCTATGCCTTTACCTAGACACGTTATGGAAATGGCCCAAACAAGATTACAAAATATGCGAGATATTTCTGGGGTGAATGTAGAATTGTTAGGCTCATCACCAAAAGATACTGCTGGAATTGTTATGCAAATGAGACAACGACAAGGTATGACAATTCTTGAAACTTATTTTGACAATTTACGATTATCAAGACGATTGATAGGAACTGTTTTAATTTCTATGATCCAACAATATATAGCTGATGATCGTAAAGTTAGAATAATGGGGGAACGAGGAGCAAGGTATGTTCAAGCTACAACTGATTTACAGTTTGGTAAGTTTGACGCTATTGTAGAAGACAGTACAGATACGCCGAATGATAAAATGGCGACTATGTATATTCTTCAAACAACTTTACCTATGCTTCTTCAAGCTGGTGTGCCTGTGCCACCAAGCTTTGTTGATATACTTCCAATATCTCAACATATCAAAGATGAATGGAAGCAGATGTTGGAAAATATGATGAACCAACAACCTCAACCACAACAACCCCAATAGGAGTAAACTATGAGCGAACAACCATTACAAGATATGGAATTGACCGAAGAAGAACAGGCTGAACTGAATAATGAAGCCCCAACAAACGAAGCTGAAACCAACGAGGCAGAAACAAACGAAACAGAAGAAGTTAAATCAAGCCCAGAAATTGAAATTGATGTTGAAGATAGCTCTCCTGTAGATGATGAATATGTTCAATTTAAAGATCGTTGGGCCAAAAAAACACCTGATGAAATTATAGACGGACTTTGGAATCAGAATAAAGCTCGTAGAGAAGCCCGTAAAAATGAGAAAAGTACAAAACAAGATTTACAAGATGTTTTAGATAAGATTGAAACTGCAAAAAAAGATCGTTTGGAAAAAGTAGCAGAAGATAAGAAAAATATAGAGCATAATTTTCAAGTCGATCCAATAAAAGCTACAAAAAATTATCAAATAACACAAGCTGAACAACAATTAACTCAAGGTGAATATGAAGACAAAAGAAAGTTATACGCTTGGCACACGCAAGAACTTTATAAGAGAAGACCTGATTTTCCTAAACACGCTAAACAAATTGTAGAATGGGGTTTAAAAAAAGGCTACACTCAAGAAGAATTAAATGATCGTTATGACTATAGAGATTTAGAAATTATGTATGATAACTATATGTTAGAGACAGGCCAAAAAAGTGAACCAGCAATAGTTTCAGATTTTGATAGAGCTAAAACAAACAATGCTCCTACTACGCTTTCTTCAGTACGAGGAGCTAAGTCTGGTAAAAACAGATCATTGAAACAAAGAGCAACGGAAGCTCTTGAAATGCCAGATGAAGATTTTAACGATATAAGCGATAAAGAATTGGATAATATTCTGAGATCGCTTGACCAAGCGTAATGGCTAAATCCGTCTTCAAGAATAAAAAAGTAGCTGTTAGTGAAAAGTTTGAGAAGAAAACTCAAAAGCCTAACAGTTTAGTATCTTCCCTAGACAAAAGTTTAGGTGATAAAATTAAAAAGCTAGAAAAGAGCGATAAGTTTAAAAAGGTACTTGAAGCTATGTCTGAAGCCGAAGCGTCATTACGCCCTATTTTTCTTGTTAAAAAAGGTAAAAAGTTAGATGTAATTTCTGGGTTGCCACAAATAATAGCAGCCAAAAAACTTGAATTGTCTAGCTTAGATGTGATATATATTGAAGAAGCTCAAGTCCCCGAAGCTCAAATTTATTTGAACAAGTGGGAAATCGAGCATAAAAAGATTTTAGAGGCAGAATATCAATCCCAATGGGATAGTTTGCCCCTACTACACCTCGCCTAGCAAAGCGTTTATTTGCCGTCGGTACTTCTCGTTAAAGAAAATTCGTAGGAAACGTAAATCCAATTCGTGTAAATACGTTATTTACAATTTTTTTTAACTTAACTCAAACTAGGAGAATACTGTTATGGCAACGACAAACATAACTTCTGCTAATAATCTTACCCTTAAATTGTGGGGCAAGGCAGCGTTTAAGGACGCTGTTAAGCAAACGATTTTTGGAAAGCTTATGGGCAAAACAGATACGTCTATTATTCAAGTAAAAGACGAGCTGAATAAGTCTGCTGGAGATAGAGTAAGATTCCGTTTAAGATCATTACCAAGTGGAAGCCCTGTTACAGGGAATTCAACTTTGGAAGGAAACGAAGAAGGTTTAACTTATACCTCTACGGATCTTTTCATAGATAATATGCGACATGCTATGAAAGTGGACTTAGGAATCTCTCAACAAAGAGTAGACTTTGATCTAAGAAACGACGCTAAAGCTGCTTGTAGTGAGTGGTGGGCTGAAAGAATGGATAGCACAGTTATAAATTACCTTGCTGGTAATACTGCTGCTTCTACATATCAGTTTGCTGGAAACACAATTACAGCTCCTTCAACAAACAGAATTATCTATGCGAATGACGCTACAGCGAAAGCTAACGTAGACGCAGCAGATAAAATGTCTTTATCAGATATTGATAGAGCTGTTGAAAAAGCTAAATTGGCTTCCCCAACTATGAGACCAGCTAACTTTGGTGGTGAAACTGCTTACGTAATGCTTCTTCACCCTTACCAAGTACACGATCTTAGAACTTCAACTAACACGGGACAATGGCTAGATATTCAGAAAGCTGCTATGCAAGGTGGCAAAATTTCTGACAATCCAATCTTTAGTCAAGCTTTAGGTAAATATCACGGAGTGCTTCTTGTAGAATCAACTCGTGTACCTACATTCAGCGACTACGGATCAGGTGGAAATGTGGCTGCTGCTAGGGCTATGCTTATGGGTAGTCAAAGTGGAATTGTTTCGTTTGGAAGAGGTTTCGGACAAGAGAGAATGAAATACACAGAAAAGACTTTTGACTACGAAGATAAAGTCGGTATTGCAACCTCTATGATCTGGGGCGTTCAAAAAACAATCTTTAACTCGGAAGACTTTGGTATTATCGCTGTTGATAGTGCTGCTGCTTCCCATTAATTTAGGAGAATAACTATGGCTGATGTAACTACATACGAAAAAACTGCTTCTCAGGTTGCTCTTAAATCTGATGGTGGGTTATTTGTAATTAAAGAAGAATTTTCATTTCCAGCGTCTGGAATATCTGACGGAGACTTTGTTTTCGCTTTTGATATTCCAGCAGATATGCTGGTAGTGGACGCTTCTTTGCAACATTCTGCTACTCTTGGTAGTGCAGTAATAGCATTATTTAATGGCTCTACTGCAATTACAGGCGACACAACTGCTGGTGGAGCTTCATTCGTGAAAATGAATGTGGCCCCTTTCACAGCTTCT